CGTGAGCGTATTCAAACCCAAGCAACAACTGCCGAACGGCAGGCTCAGGCCAGAATGGCCGATTCCAAAGCAAATCGCACCTCCAACGAATTGCTCACTGGCGTAAAACTTGGAGCGGAGATGTCAAATGCACGAACTAGAGTACCTCAACAAAAAGCTAAATGAGGAAATCAAGGGCTATAACGAATTCATTGCAAGAGATAACTGCAAGGATTACGCGCATTACAAATATCTGTGTGGCCTGATTCGGGGTCTGGAGGTTGCACAGGTTCATATCGCAGACCTCGCGGAGAAGTTAAAAAATGACTGACGAAGTTCAGGAAGTTCGAGAAGCAACTCAACTGCCCATCCCTATGGGTTACAAGATTCTTTGTGCCCTGCCGGAAGTAGAAGACAAGTTTCAAAATGGCATTCTTAAAGCAGATACCACAGTTAAAACCGAAGAGCATTCGTCGGTTGTGTTGTTTGTTGTAAAGATGGGTCCGGATTGTTATTTGGACCAAGGCCGTTTCCCAACGGGTCCATATTGCAAAGAAGGCGATTTTGTCCTTACCCGCGCATATTCAGGCACCCGCTTCAAAATCCACGGTCGTGAATTCCGCCTCATCAATGATGATTCGGTTGAAGCAATTGCGGAAGACCCGCGTGGCTACACACGCGCTTAAGGAAAAATCATGGATGAGAATTACGAAAACCCTGAAGTAAATATTGAAGTTGACAACGACGAAATTGAGATTGATGTCGTTGACGACACTCCCGAAGAAGACCGAAACCGAAAGCCGCTGGAAAAGGAAGTAGAAGACCCGGCTGACGATGAAATTGAACAGTACAGTTCAAACGTACAGAAGCGCATCAAGGAACTGTCTCACGCACGGCACGATGAACGACGCGCCAAAGAAACCGCAATGCGTGAGCGCGAAGAGGCACTTGCAATTGCACAGCAAATTATGCAAGAAAATCAACGACTTAAGGGTACGTTGAAGCAAGGCGAAGAAGCATACCTTGAAGCAGCAAAACAAAAGGCGGCTATTGAATATGAAGTCGCCAAAAAGAAACTGATTGACGCAAAGTCAATTGGTGATATTGAAGCCGAGGTAATGGCTCAAGAAGAATTTAACTCTGCTCAATTAACTAGAACAAAGTTAAATGAATACAAAATTAATGCTTTACAAGAAGAAGAATATAATGTAAATACGCAGCAACAAGTACATCGGCCCCAAGTCGATGACAAAGCCAAGCAGTGGCATCAAGCCAATCCTTGGTTTTGGAAAGACAAGGTTATGACCGGAACCGCTCTGGGGCTGCACGAAGATTTGGTCGCATCGGGTTACGACCCGCGTGGTGATGATTATTATCGGGAGCTTGATTCCCGCTTGCGTGACATCTTTCCCAGCCGCCTTGGCAAGACCGAGCAACCTGTGGAAAAGAAGCGCCCCTCTTCGGTGGTAGCACCTGCCACGCGAAGCAACCCCTCGAAACGAGTTGAGCTTAAGGCTAGTGAAGTTGCTATCGCCAAACGGCTTGGCTTGCCCTTAGAAGTTTATGCAAAACAAAAGATTGAACTGGAGAAGCGTAATGGATAACCGCCGCCCGCGTAGCTTGGATAATCGTGAAACCACAGAGCGCAAGAAGTCGTGGACGCCGCCGTCAACATTGCCTAACCCGAACCAACAGGATGGTTATTCTTTCCGTTGGATTCGTGCCAGCTTGATGGGTGCTGCTGACCCAACCAATATGAGCGCACGTCTTCGTGAAGGCTGGGAGCCTGTGAAGGCTGAAGACCACCCGGAATTGATGCTTAGTCAAACAAGCGGAAATGTTGAAGTCGGTGGCCTTACGCTTTGCAAGATGCCGAATGAAATGGTTGAGCAGCGCAACGAGTATTACGAAAAAATCAACCGTGACCAGATGAGTTCGGTTGAACAAAACTATATGCGTGAGAGTGACCGGCGTATGCCCAAGTTCTCTGAGCGCAGTTAATTAACAAACAAGGAGTCAAAAATGGCTTATCCGACTGTTTCTGCACCCAACGGTGCCTTGCCGGTGAACCTGATTGGCGGTCAACTGTATGCTGGTTCCACGCGGAACTATCCGATTGCATACAACTATGGCACCAACATTTTCTACGGCGATTTAGTAACGCTTGGCACTACTGGTTCGACTGCTGGTTATATCGTCCCATCTGCCACCAGCACTAGCTTGACCTCGAAGGGCACCGTTGGTGTTTTCGTTGGTTGTACCTATACCAACCCGACGACCAAGCAAAAGCTGTTTTCGCAATACTATCCTGCCAGTACCGCCGCTGGCGATATTCAAGCTATTGTTGCTGATGACCCGGACCTCGTCTTTAAGATGGTTGCCGTGGCTTCGTCGTCGTCGAACACCATTTCGTCGTTCCCGACTGCAATGATTGGCCTGAATGCTGTTGTTAACACCCCTGTTGGTAGCACTTCGACTGGTAACTCGGGCCTCGGCCTTGTTGCCGCGAATACCACCACTGCTGTTGGTTCGGGTGGCGCTTTCCGTATTATGGGTTTGGTTCCGGATACGCAAATCACCACTTCGGCTACCTTCGTTAGCACCACCACGACTTCGTTCGTTGTGTCGGGTCTGACTGTCGGTCAAGTCATCCCGGTTGGTACCGACATTTTCCAACTGACTGGCGGTCAACTGCAACAACTGGGCGTCGGTGCAAACGTGGCTACCGCAGCTACCGTGACCACCACTGGTAGCACTACGCTGACTATCAGCGCGGCTGTGACCACTACCCCGTCTGCTGGTGCAACCATCGTTCTGGTTCAATCGCCTGAAGTTCTGGTGAAGCTGAACTTTGGTGTCCACAACTATTACGCTGCCTAATAGGAGTTAATCATGGCAATTTCTCGCGCACAGTTACTTAAAGAACTGCTCCCCGGCCTGAACGCCCTGTTTGGTTTGGAATACAAGCGTTACGGCGAAGAGCATAAGGAAATCTACGAAACCGAAACTTCGGAACGTAGCTTTGAAGAAGAAACCAAGCTGTCGGGTTTCTCGGCTGCTCCGGTCAAGAACGAAGGTACAGCAATTCGTTATGACAACGGTCAAGAAGCATGGACCACTCGCTATAACCACGAAACCATCGCTTTGGGTTTCTCGCTGACCGAAGAAGCAATCGAAGACAACCTCTACGATTCGCTGTCGGCCCGCTACACCAAGGCTCTGGCCCGTGCTATGGCTTACACCAAGCAAGTCAAGTCGGCTAACGTCCTGAACAACGGCTTTAGCTCTGGTTATGTTGGTGGTGATGGCGTTGCTCTGTTCTCGACCGCTCACCCGCTGGTTTCGGGCGGCACCAACAGCAACACCCCGGCTACCGCTGCTGACTTGAATGAAACCTCGTTGGAAGCCGCAGTGATTCAAATCGCTGCTTGGACCGACGAACGCGGCCTGCTGATTGCTGCTCGCCCGCGTAAGCTGATTGTTCCTCCGGCACTGCAATTCGTTGCTACCCGTTTGTTGGAAACCGAACTCCGCGTCGGCACCACTGACAACGACATCAACGCGCTGAAGAACAACGGCTCGATTCCGGAAGGCTACACCATCAACCACTTCTTGACCGACAACAACGGCTGGTTCCTGACCACCGACGTTCCGAACGGCATGAAGCACTTCGAACGTATGCCGCTGGCTACCTCGATGGACGGTGACTTCGATACCGGCAACGTGCGTTACAAGGCCCGCGAGCGTTATTCGTTCGGCTGGTCGGACCCGCTCGGTATGTTCGGTTCGCCGGGTGCGTCGTCGTAATAAATGCAGTAATAAAGGGGGCTTCGGCCCCCTTTTATTTTTGTTTATTTGGGTGTATAAACATAAATACCAAGATTTATTAATTGCTTACTGACCGGCTTGGCGGACTTTCCTCAGAGACAGTAAGCGCAATTGAGGATTTTATTATGGGATTCGCAACTCATTTAGGCCCGTGGCGTCTGGGCACCGTTAAAGACACTACCGGCACCACTGCTGGTACCGTAAACAATACTGGCTGCGCTATCGTCGCTCAAGTCGATAACCTTACCGCCGCACAAATTGCTGCTGGTTCGGGTTCGCTGGGCTTTCTTCCTGCTGGCGCTCTTGTTACTTCGGTTCAGTTTCTGACAACCACCCTGTTCGCTTCCGCTACCACGCTGAAGTTGACAATTGCTGGTGTTGACGTCGCTTCCGCTTCGACGATTACGTCTGCGGGCAGTATTACTGTGTCCCCCGCTGCTACGTTTACCCCGGTTCAAGCTAACGTCGGTTCCACTGACGCGGCTATTACCTTTACGGCTACCGGTTCTTCGGCTACTGGCGCTGTAACGGTTGTTATTGCTTACGTTATGCGTGACTCTAACGGTAACACCAACCCCACCTCTTCGCAGAACTAATAGGGGCGCGTCATGGCGAATATTGGAACTTGGCGGTCTATAACCCAAGTGGGGGCGTACGAGCCGTTTGACCTACAAGTGGCTCGCGGACAAATTCAAGGCCATTCAGTTGTTACTGTATCTGGCTATAACTCAGATGTTGATACTGCATGGGAAATGATTACCCCTGTGGGGGACTTGTCTTATCCCGCTACTGCGTTGCAGATGACTGTGAGTTCATCAAGTGCTAGCGATACGGCAGCAGGCACGGGTGCGCGAACTGTACTGATTACGGGTTTGGATGCTAATTATTCCGTTATTTCCGAAACCGTAACGATGAACGGTCAAACCGCAGTAACGACCACAAATTCATTTTTACGCATCAATAATATGTTGGTGACAACCGCAGGTACTGGATTGGCAAATGCGGGCATCATTTATATTGGAAGCGGCACCGTGACCTCTGGTGTTCCAGCGGTTGTTTACAATGTGATTTCTGTTGGTTACAACAACACAACATCAAGTCAATACACCATCCCTGCTGGATATACTGGATATTTGGTTATTGCGCGAATTGGTTTGGCGCAAGATACTGGAACCAGCTTGATTACCGCAAGAACTCGGTTTGTTGGAACCAACGGAATTGCTCTCACCGGGCCGTTGATTGTTACCAACAACAGCATTTCAACCCAACCGTTTCCTTACCCTATTGCAATTGCCGAAAAGACTCGCGTTCAAGGTGAAGCAATTGGTGGTGCGGCAAATAACGAGGCCGCTGGGTTCTTTGAGATTGTTTTAATCCAAAACTACATCCAAGGTTAAAATGGCTAAGACCCCGGCTTGGACGCGTAAAGAAGGCAAGAACCCCAAGGGTGGTTTGAATGCCAAGGGTCGTGCTTCCTATAACGCTGCTAATCCGGGCAAACCGGGGCTGAAGGCTCCCGCACCACATCCCAAGACAAAAAAAGATGCGGGAAGACGTAAGTCTTTTTGCGCCAGAATGTCAGGTATGCCCGGTGCAATGAAAGATGAAAAAGGACGGCCAACCCGAAAGGCGTTGTCGCTTAAAGCATGGAACTGCTGAACTGTACTAAGTGCAAAGAAAGCAAACCGAGTACATCGGAATATTTTCCATTACATAATAAAAAACGTAATGGTTTAGATAGTTGGTGTCGCTCATGCCGCTCTTCATATCGCAGTGAAACCAATCGTGGCAAATTTAGGGCTGTTATTTCTGATGAGGCGCTAAAAGAATTAAAAGCATCTACTTTGCAGTGTGTTATTTGCGGAGCAGAAGAAAAATTAGTTGTTGACCATGACCACAAAACTGGGCAGGTAAGAGGAATGTTGTGCAATCACTGCAACAGGGGTCTTGGGCATTTTAGGGATGACCCGATGCTGTTAGAATTTGCAGCACAATATTTATACGCTGCGCATGATGCGCCTGAATGGAAAAAATATTTAGAAAAGGCAGAAACAGCATGACTGAACATCAAGAAACCATTAAACAGGCGGTTGATGCGGCGTCCGTAGTTACAGTAGTTGGAACGCTTATGAACGCACTACCGGCCATTGCTGCTGCTTTTTCAATCGTATGGTCTGTTATTCGTATTTACGAAACCAAGACTGTTCAGGATTGGATTGAAACTTGGAAGGAATATAAAAATGCCAAGCGTAAGTAAAAAGCAACATAACTTTATGGAAGCGGTGGCAAATAATCCTAAATTTGCCAAAAAGGTCGGTGTTCCCAAAAGTGTTGGGGAAGAATTTGCAAAGGCCGACAAAGGCAAACAATTTAAACGAGGTGGTGAAATGGCT